ATCGAGGCTCGCTTTGACTTGGTCTAACATCATGGTGAAACGTTCCTCCAGTCGTTCTATGTCCTTCTCATTCTTGATGCCCTGTGAGCAACTTTCCATGTAAACCTCCTTCATCAGACTATCCTTAAGTAACCACTACCATCTCTCCATACCCTATTGGTCTCTGTTGGAGTACTATTAGGAATATTTTCGATATATAGACGCTCACTACTGGGGTCAGGAAGCTTCCAATCGGTTATAGATACCATGACGTGCTGGTTATAAAATCTTCCTTGGTAATCATCCTCGTCGTTATAATACGGTTCGAACCCCTCAGCCATCGCCACCTGGGGATCACTTGAGAATGTAGGATATGCAGGGTACGAGCTTCCCCAGTTGTCCACCTGTTTCTCGCGGCAATACTTAATTAAGCGCTCAGTGCCGTCGGTATACTTGATGCGTATGGCTATAATCCGTCCGGTAGCACTGAAGTTGTGCCAGTTGAAGAACCAGACGCGCCAGCGATCGTATAGGTCGTACATAGGCTCAAACTTAACCTCTGCGATGGTCTTGCTTTCCGCCGTACCTCCCGATGGTATCCAGGTTCCGATCGGGAAACTCCTTGTCTTCACTCCCGCAACATACATGTTCGCAGGATCCGGACGAGTGCTGTATGATCCGACTAGAAGGAGATCCGGTCCTGTGGCGAGGCCGGTCTTGATCGTGTGTGTGTTCAATAGGCCGGAAAAAATACCGGAGATGGCAGTGAGGCCGTTAACAATGATGTCATCAAGTTCGGCACCCTTCGCGTACAGCTTCCCTTCTGCATCGATAATCATATTATCGTCAGGTGTCCGGATGCTCTGGGTCACGGGATCATAGATGAAATTGTCTCCGAAAAATATCTCTCCCGAAGATGGATCTATCCTAAAGATAACCACCCCATGATAGGTAACATCGAATATCGGTACCTTCGGAGCCCCTTCTTGTGAGTAGTCGTCATCAAAAGCCCTGAAACGGAACCCGGAGCCAGGATCGTCAGTCCCCTCTCCTGCCTGGATGTTCATAGCCACCAAAGCCTCTGTATAAATCGCCGCAGCGAAAATTACCTTCCCAGACTCCCTTGCAATTTTAAAAGCATCCTTAGCCACTATACCTACGCTTCGTGAATCAGTCGTACTTTCCCAAGAATCACCATCCCATCTAAGCACGTGCCCGAACAACGGATCCGTATCGATCCATTCCTCTGATTCATCCTTGGGTACGTACAAAAGGAGATCGCCTACTATCAGTGGTTCTCCGGTAGGTGTGGTGGTGGGTAGTGTCTGGCTGTAGTGATAGCTAAAATATGCCGCTTTCGGTTCTCCGTCGTACACAACAGCAATCGTAATCGTCGAAGAATATGTTTCCCCCAGGTATTCCATAGAGACAGAAACTGTGAATGATTCAGCCGTAATAGATGTGACATCAAGAGTCTTGGTAACCGCATCGACATCGAGGAGGGTAGCGTTGAGACTGGTCCAAGTTATACCAGTCGAGGGAAGGTTCTGCAGCTGAGCCCTGAGCGTGATATTTCCGCTTCGCAGCACTCCCCTGCCAGAAAATTCTATGGTGTAGCTGGATGCCTCAAGGCGGATGTCTCGAGCAGGTTCTCCTGTGAGTTTTGTGACCCTCCAGATTGTTGGCCACGATTGATCGGGAGGTGCATAGGATCCCACACGCATATATACGTACTGTCCAAGTCCGGGAGTCGGCACTTCGCTTGTCCATCCATCTTCTCCAAGGATCCAATCGTCCTCACCAATTGAATAATCGTCTTCGCCTATCTCATATGACTGATCTGTTGGACCGTCAGGGCCGCCAAGGCCGTACTGCACAACAGTCACTGTACCGGGAACTCCGGGAGGGCCGACAACGGGCACTGATGGAGCTGTAGGACTCTCTATAACCTTTGGATTATATTCTGGAACATACTCTGCAACTTCATCGACTATTACGTCGGTACGCATAGTAGCCAGTGTGGATCCCGTAGCCTTGTGGTTATAGGTCATGAGCCTACAAGCGATGGATTCACCATCGTCAGTGATTACCGTGCAGCCCATGCCCCTCTGGATCTGTGGAAGGAAGATAGTGGAGAAAGAGAAGCGCCTTGGACGGACCTTCCCTTCATCTACTACCCTCTTGAGTGTTTTAGCAATCTGTACAGCACTGGTAGCATACTTACCGTCGATAGTCTTATCGACCAGATCCACATCATCTGTAACGGATCCATCACGCTCGATAACCTTCTGTGTCTTTGAGTGGTAAAAAGGCTCACCCTTGATTACCAATTTCCTGATGATAACATCAGTAGGTCCGGTATTACGGAGGATGATCTGGCTTGCCCCCGGTTCCTGCTCAGTTTCATCAGTGGATCCATTGAAGCTAATAATCGAAAGTTGGCCGCCGGTATAGTAGATGTCATTCCCTCGATGACGCCCGATGGACGGGAATTGCACATTTACGGCATAGGGATACTCGTCGTTTGTATCTGGATCCTGATACTTAAGAGATGCCACACCATCCTTTGGCCATGACTCACCCTCTTTCACGAGAATATAGCACTCTTCAGCGTCAGCATTCCAATTCTCGGTATTTCTATAAACCTCCCGGAGCGTTCTGTGCTCGTAGACCTCTATATCGCTCTCTGCCTTATTACAGAGGACCTCCCTGCGTACCGTTCTAATCTTACCGATCACACGTGAGCTGTATTCTGTTTCCGCTGTATCCGGATGTGCTATAAAAGTCCACTCTGTTGTTGGTTCAGTCCAGGAAAAATCATGCGGAGATCGGAAACGTAGTCTTCTCAAGTGATCGAAATACATGTCAGCGGCAAATGCATCCCTCAAACTCTGTAATTCGCGCCATGCCGTATCCTCTCCGATTACCACCACATCCTTTTCATCTAATATAGAGGAAGTATCAAAGGTATCGACTCCCATAAGGGAGCCCAAATAGTGTACGAGAGAAGATGAAGGATTGCCGGGATCGCAAACCTTGAAGCCCGTCAGGACCGCTTTAGGAGGCTTTCGCTTCATACCCTTTGTTCTGGTTCTGTCCACCAGCTCCATAGTTACATAATCATCTGTAATGTATCCTTTGGATCTGCTCATACCATCTGTAGAGACGTATCCGCCAAAAATCTGGATCCACTGGCTGCCGTCGTGCGAAAAATCGATGTAGGCCGGGCAGTCTCCAAACAAACCTTCAGAGTACGATCCATAATTCTTGAATGAGATGTTATTCCACTTCTGATAATCGCTGGATGCATCACAGGAAGGAGGCGTATCAGATATAAGAACAAGATCCTCCCCCTCGTAGGTGATACGGATCCGAAGGAACTTTGCTTCCCGTTGTTTGAGTGCTGCTAGTGTTACCTCTGGAAGCGTTATTGAATATTGCATGCTACCCCCGGACGAACGACACGCGGCCGCCCGATCCCAGATATGCTTCTACCGCTTCTACAAAGAAACGGCCAAGCTCCGTCATACCACCATCACCAATGACATTCCCCTGTACCACCTGGTGAACTTCGATGTTGTATGACTGAACAGAGGTCGAGGATCCCGAGACTCCTGAACCGGAACCGCCTCCGATATAGGAGGATCCCGCAGCAGTCAGATCACCTGTTGAGATAGCTGTCAGCTTTCCGTCATCAAGGCCTGGCACATTCACTTTATTCAGGTTCACACCAGCCCATCCAAGCGCCCAGTTGATCGCAGAGATTACTCCATTGACGATCGATGCAATTCCAATGCCGATCGCGTTAAAGACTGTTATAAAACCATTTCCTACTGGTACGAGGATCTTGTTGTACAGCCAGATGAAAACTTCACCCAAATATCCAATAATTGGTGAAAGCCATTGGATCACTGGAGTAAGAATCTTACCGATCGTCTGACCTAAAATCTTAAGGATCCCAACCAGAGGAGAGAGCACACTGTCAATTACTGGACCAAGGACTTCCATCATCCCTGAGAATATTGTAGTCAAAGGATTGAGAATTGCCTGGATAGATCCAAGACTAGTGATTGCCCCTCCCAGCCCGCCTATAAACGAGCTGATAGTAGAGCCAAAGCCCGATATGAGAGAGCCCAATTGCGAATCATTAAAGGATCCACTCAATGAACTACCCAACGCTGAAAATCCAGTCTTTTCTTCCTTTGGGGGGTCTTCTGGTGGCTTATTCTCTCCCTTGATACTCGAGATAACGGCTTCAACATCTATAACCCCAGCCAATTCAAGCTTTTCCATCAAGACTTCCCATGCTGCCATGATCTCCCCTAGTAAGCTTGAATCAGTAATTCCGTTCAAAAAACCTTCCAGCATATACTTTCCGTCTTCTTCTGTTTCATCAGATGCTGAATGAATTCCAAGGATATTTCTTGCACTTTCTAAATATTTTTCCCATACGCCAGATATTTTTTTATTATATCCAGAATTATTTAAACCATTCAAAAAACCTGCAGCTAAAAAAAGTCCCATTCCTTCGCCTTCTTTTGATGGAGATCTCTCATCAAGAACGCTTTTACCAATATTAAGAATGTTTTTCCACCAGTCGGTGACTCTGGTCCAGAACGATGGCTTCTCCAGTCCAAGAACAAATCCTTCACCGAAATTATCAGCCATATTTTCTGCTTCTGTTCGAACATCAAATCCGAACCAACCCTTCACCGTATCAATAACCTTAGTCCCGTAGGTATTCCATAAATCGACGAACGCACCAACAATATCGAATGTAGAAATGACTTTCCAGAGAGTGTCTGTAAAAATCTTGCCAATATCCTCTCCTTTACTAGCCCACCACTCTGATATTGTTGAAGATGAAATATCCCAGAGGGTTACGAACGCACCAACAATATCGAATAGTTTTAATGCGTTTGTAATTCCAGTAATAAATGCATCTCCAATGTCTTGGCCGATATCATTCCACCATTGTTCAATTCCGGTTAAATTCCATAAGTCTGACATGAAACCCTTAAAAGCGTCAGCAGCTTCTTGTGGATCTGGTAGTTTGTCAACTAACTTTGGGATATCAAGATTAAATACAATCGAGGCGGCCCAAAAGCCAGCTTGAGGGGACTTTGTAAGCCCTCCAGCTATAAGGCCTCCGATGATAGCAGCAGAAATATTGTTTTTGAATTCACCCCAATTACCAGAACCGGTAGCTTCAATAAGTCCAACCGCAACACTTGCACCAGCCACAACACCAGCCATTCCAATACCGGATACACCAGTAAGGAATTTAGAGCTCTTGAACGCCATTTGAGTTGCTGTCCATAATGCCGATACTGCAGCTTCGCCAAGCTTTATAGAAGCAAGAACTACAATGCCTGTTCTAAAGATATCTGCCCCAACTCCTAAAGCCTCAGACCAGTCTCCAGTCTGAAATCCTTTTTTAATAGCTTCATAAGCTCTACCACCAATATCCATCACAAATTTTATTACTGGTGTGTCTACTACAATATCCTTAAGACTGTTAAGTGCTGCTAGTGCGTGTCTAGCTGTGATCGCTATCACTTCTCCCACAAACCAAAAGACCGCTCCAATCTTTGGAATCATACCCATCGCCCAAGAAGCCCACCTGACTGTTGTCTCAATGAAACTATTGAAACCTTCAGACTCCATGAATGCGTTAAGTTTGCTTATAGCTGAATCCAGAACAGATGAGGTGAATGGTCGCATAGCCTCACCGACTTTGATCATGGTAAGGCTTAATGTGTCCTTTAAAGTGGACCACTTTCCATTGACGGTATCAGCCTGCTTCTCGAGCATGCCTGCAAACTTCCCACCTTCTCCAGTGAGATCTTGCAGTGCGTCCTGTACATCAACAAACCCGATCTTGCCAGCAGAAACGAGATTATAAACTTCCTCGGTTGACTTGCCGAGGTTTTTCCCGAGCTGATCAAGTAGAGGCACACCAGCTTCGGTAAAACGATTGATTTCCTCCATCGATGCCTTGCCCTTTGATTGGAGTTTCCCGTATGCCTGGACAAGCCTGTCCATCTTATCGGAGTTACCCATGGAAAGATCACCCATCATCCGCATTTCGTCGAGGGCATCCTCAGCTGCAGTTCCGAATGCCATCAAATTGATGGCTCCGTCAGCGATCGATTCAAAAGACAATGGAGTTGAAGCAGCGAACTTCTGTAGATCTCCGAGAATAAGTTTTGCTTTGCCCGCATCACCTATAAGGGTTTCAAACTTTATAGAGGTCTGTTCCCACGCAGCATCCTTTTTCATTGATGCAAAAAGGCCTGTCAATGATGCACCGAAGCCCGCAATCGCGGTCCCCAGGCCAAACTTAACAATGGAGGACATAGTGTTCCCGAATCTTTCCCCTACGGTATTCGCAGAAGCAAGATCTTTCGTCACGTCTTTGATGGCCTTAGATGCGAGATTCTTACCATTAATTACGATATTTACTCTGGGAGCCAATTTTTTCCTCCAGATCTTGATTTTTCAATTCGGTCCACTGCGCACGAACCACATCTATGACCCGCATATCAACCGCAGGCTGCTCTGCGAGGCCACCTGAATACCGCAGGATCCTGTAGGATCCCTTGTCATCCATCATCCGCGTAGCCTCGCGGACCCATGGTCCCCACTGCTCGAGCAGATCTGAGGGGACCCTTCCATCAGGAAGAGGATCCCCTACTTCGAACTCTGCTCCTCGGTAGACCCATCTGGTGACGTCTCGGATGTCGCTGACGTCGGATGTGCTAAAGGGTCGTTGTACCTCCGGGCAACACCACCGATTTCTGTCGCGATATCAGGATATTTCATCAAATCATCAACCAAAGCCTTGTCTACCACGGAGGAACTTTCCTCATCACAAAAATTATGCTCTGCTATTCCATACAAGATATGGAGCCTTAGCACCTCACTTGATGGAGCAAACTTCGCATCCATGAGAGCCGAGATATCCTCATCGGAAAGAACGTCTATTGCAGCTGTCTCTTCGTCGTTCTCTGATGCTATCTTGATCTTATTGGTAGCTTTTGCCAAAGTTCCCCGATTCACACCGGCTAGAGCCTTCAACTGTGCTGCTTGGATCTCATCATTCTGTTCGACAGTAAATTTTTGGGGTTTGACCCAAAAACCTTCAATGGTCTTCAGGTCAACCCGTTCCCCGATGCGTGACAAGCTGAGCTTGTTCTTCCAATCTTTCATTAGTCACCCCTTATTTATGCTGCGTCAGTAGTCAGCACATAGATCTTCAAAAAGTCGTCATAACCTTCGATATCAACTGCAGTGAAACTAAACGACTGGTCGATCGCCTGGTCACCAGCACTCTTCGATTCCTCGGTGTACTGGATAGTTGGCAGATCGATAATTGCCAAAGATCTAATGTCATCGACTAACTGGCGACCCTGATAGATCAAGAGCAGGCTGGAGATGGCATTGGAAATATTCTTCGCGCGTTCATCTTCTGAGTTGACTGTCTCGGTCTTGTCGGTCGCAGTGAGTGTCATGCTACCCGTTACGCCAAATTCTCCACGCACGTGTTTTGCTTTGGAAAGGCTGCCCTGACAGTATCCTTCATCACCGGCATGGTTGTTCGCGATCGAGACTGAGACATTCTTTGTATAGCAATACTTCGTCCCAGCGATGTATGTCTCACCTTCAGAGAACTTTAGTCCGTCGAGATCAGCATCAGTAAGAGCTACAGATGAAGCGGACTGACCATTGATCACTTTTGTTAGGATGAGAGACCAAGTAGCCTTAACCTTAGCTTTCAAATCTCCGCTGATCGTGGCGGAATCAACAACAGCCCCAGATCCCAACTGATTATCCCCTACTCCATCCATCTGGATACTGAATGTGGGATTTTCAGTGTTTGTGAAGTTAGGACGGAACACATCAAGATAAACACCGCTATCAGCCGAGGTGAAGTGGAACACTGCCTGGTGGTTTTTTGCTTGAGTAGCTACAACAGCAACTGGAGTATCAGCTGCAGTAGTGGATCCACCATAGAGGACCTTAGCCTCATAATCAGAGAATTCATTGATTGCAGTGACTAGAGTACCAAGGGTCTTCCCAGTGAGATCTAATACACCGGCCGTACCAAATCCAGCATCCTCGGCCTCTTCTCCAAGATCACCGATATAGGATGTGATGCTCGACCCCGATGCCACAAGCTTACAGGATGCTTCGTCGCCCTTGTACGTGATGAAAATTCCGCATCCTACTTGCACCTTGGCAACACGAACACCCAAAAGGCTGTGAAGCAGCATACCAATTGCCTTGTTGGCAGCTAGGTTTGTCGCTAACTCACTGGTATAGTCGATCGCATCGACATCAAACCCGCGAGTTGTGTTTCGTCCGGTGATGATATCCTTCGGATTCTTTGTTGGCGTCTCCAGCAAGTAGCTGAAGTCAGTCAGAGCGACCCTGCTGGTCCTCGGGACCGCAGTTCCGAGGGTTGACTCCATCCCTCCGATAGTGGCTTTAGTAAAAGATTTTTTTGGTGTACCCATTACGGTCCCCTCCTTATCTACTGGCCGGTCGAGTCGAACACTCGATCACAATAGTGGCCATTTTCTCCATGGTAGTGGCATTCGTCCAATATTCTGTCGTGCCACGCCTTATATCAAACAACAAATCGGTCTCGGTATAATCCGAGAACATCGACTTGATGCAATCTGCATAGTTAAGCATCCATTTCTCAGCAACATGCTCATCGCGAGTCAAAACAAAGACTGCCACTTCAATGGTGAGTATCTCACCAACGACGCATTGTCCTACGTCATCAGGCTCTCCTTGCGATGGATAGATGTTTATGTACGGCTTCTCCTTCATGGAGTCGCTGTAATCTTGGCTTACATACACCTCATTTATAGATGGAAGATCAGTAAACAACGCTACATAGTCAGCTATGTGGGTTTTTACAAGGGTCTTCAACTCTTCGAGAGCTTCATAGGTGTTGAATTTAATTCCCAAGGTTATGCTCCTTTAATTCCCTTTCAATCTGCTTCATGGCTGCCTTATCGACATACCCACGCTGATAAGCCTCCTCCATTGCCGGGAAGAACCATGGCTTTGGATCAATCCTAATTACCCCTTTATAGAAAATAGTTTTTCCATTGATTTCGAACTTCAGTGCCTGCCCCTTCATAGGCTGTATGAAAGCACCGTTGTACTCATAGATACTCGAGAGATTACCTCCATACAGATTAGCCCTCGCGCTTCTCTTATACTGCTTGTACCAGATGGACTTGTTGTAATCCCCGGTGATCTTGGGAAATGTCCTTTTGTTCACATCTCGCGCATGCCTCTTTAGCCTAAGAGCGGCAGCACCAACCACACGTGAAATAACTATAGGATCCGCGGCAAATGCATCGAGGAGGTGAGACACCTGATCGTTGAATTCCAACGATTTTTTGGTTCTTCTTCCTATTTCAAGGCCGTATGTTCCGATCATACAAATCCCATCCTTAATTCAGCAAATGTTCCATACACATCGGGAGACAATCTCGGCTCATACGAAACATTTACGCCATTAGGCATAGTCTTGGACTGTACACCATAGCTGTTGTCGTTCGAACGATTCCAAGCAGTGACAATCGCCTCTAGGCAGGCCTTTTGTATCTCTGCTGGCATGGTCTCGATCGTCCACCCGGCCGTATAGACCACTTGGATGTTGTATACCCCTTCTGTCCATCGGTAGTTATATCTCGTGACGATTCCAGCCTTCTGGTCGACGTGATATTCGGTTGGATCTATTGGATCTATGAGAAAAGTATGGTTGGAATCGATAATCACTGAGGCGACCTCTGTTACTGGAACAATGGGAAGGTAAAGACGAGGTGACCCATTGCCACACACCACCAAGGTTCTTTCTTTACTCACGAGTTCACGCTGTGCTATCGTCTCTGCCTTGCCTGATATCCAGTTGATGAGGTTCACTACAGCGTCTTTATTCGTTTCAGTGAACTTTCCATAATCCCGGACGAAATCCCAGGAGACCAGTGCATTGCTGTTAAGATCCATGACTACCTCAATGGTGGGGCCGAAGCCCCACCGTCAATATTTCCACCTACGCAGTAGGAGCCAGTTGCGGATGTCCAAGGATTGCCCAAGCACCGAGTAGCACATCGGCATCCAAAGTACCCGTAACATCGAATGACAAGCGCACATGACGCTTGTACCCCTTGTACTGAATTGTGCGGTACTCATTAGCTGCAATAGTGGCTGCCACTGCAGTAAGGTCTCCGTCATAGTGGGCAGCATCAACCGCAGTGTAGGTTTCAGCATCGTCGCTCTCTTCTAGCACGAGTCCAACCTTTTTGGTGGCTGCATACGCACCAGCTCCGATCACTGCACCAAATACACAAGAGCCGAAGCCCTTGAGGTCGATGTCTTCTCCCTCGATGTCAGCAGCCGCAACCGCAGGAGCAGCAGCTTCCAGGAATTTGATTTTCGATTTCAGATCTTTCATGATCTCACTCCCTCCCTATGGGATTAGGGCCATCTACGCGATGGCCTTGATTGCGACGATGGCCTTGAAGTTCTTGATACCAGCGCCAGTGCGCTTCTCTGTATAGAACTTAACGAAGCCCTTATGGGTAATGGAATCACGGGTAAGGGTCATACCCTTACGATCGCGAATTGCGTACCCCTTCTTGAAATCTCCGATCAGAGCGAACGGAAGACTGGCAGCGTTGTTGATATCCGGCATGTAGTCGTTGATCTCCACCGGAATGCCAAGGAACCTTGCCGGTTGTCCCTCTTTGATTCCCTCGGTCCAGAGAGGACGCCCTGTGGTGTCTGCCAATTTCTCGAGCTCTGCAGCGGTATTTGAGTTGATCAAAAGACGTGCATTTGTGCGATAACGCACATGCAGGAGCTTCTTGGCATCGATAAACACGTTCTGCTTGGATGCATCCGCCAGCGCAGCAGCCTTTCCGGTCTTGACGTAGCCCATCTTGCCCCATTCGAGATCAGCCTGCTTTGCACAAAGCTTCTCTGTGTAAGACAAGAGTCCTCGAGGCATCTTTACGCCGGTTCCAGTGATGAAGTCACTCTCATCTTGGGTTCCAAGAGCTTCTGCAATTGCTGCCATGATCTCAGCCGCCAGATCCTCATCAGCATCTTCGAGTGCCTCGTTGGTGATTTCCGGCTGAGCATACTGGGTATGGATGGGAATCTCAACCTGAGCATACTCGGGTCCGTCTGTGGTGGATCGTTCCTCGGCCTCACCCACGTGGCCTGCCGCAGCTCCGCTGACACGTACGTTAAGCACGACGGAATTCCGGTTGGTATTCCGAACGTCTGCAATTGCACGCATAGATCCTTCAGTGGCTGCCAAGTGCAGGATACCTGCTTCGATTTCCGGAGTAATGAGGAATCCACCATCCTTGTTGGAGTCGGTCCGCAAAACATCCTTATAATCTCCACGAGCCATTGCCGCAAAATTCGCGATTGCCTTGGCCTTTGCGCTGTCGTCCTTATTCAGGCCAGCAACACCCTGCCGTTCCACTTTCGCGATGAGATTATCCATCTCATCCTTCTGGGAATCAACGAGAGCCTTGAGCTCGTCATATTTCCCACCCTTGTCCTCCAAGTCCTTGATCCGGGCCTGATAGCCTGAAATCTGATCCTTGAGTTCGTTAAGCTTCTTCAATAATTCTTCCATTAGTTTGCCTCCAAACTGTTTTGCATGTGTTTGACGATATCCATAGCCGCTGAATAATCCTGCTCCTCCTCCCGAGGAGTTGGTTCTCCATCCTCCCGATGGACAAAACCCTTCGCTAGGATCGCTTTCGCCCGGACAGCTGAGAATCCCACATCCCGTAGGGCATCCTCGGCAGTTCGGATCGTTGGCTCAGTATCATCTTCCACAATATCCTCAGGGACATTGTGGTATTTGCTTGCGTAAGTCTTTTTAATCGATGCGGCAGCCTGTTTCTCTGATAATTCGGTAGCGAATCCATTCTCTACCGCCTCATCGGCATTGAACCAAGTCTCCGCATCCAACCATTCGGTTATCTGCTCCTCGGTTTGCCCGGTGACATCGGAGTACATCTGGACCAGTTGACCGCCGATCTTATCCAATACTTCGGCCATTTCACGCATTTCTTTAGCGTTGCCGCATGCACATCCCCACGGATTGTGGATCATAACCATAGATCCCTGGTACATGATCCGTTTCTCGGCAGCGAGCATGATCACGCTGGCAATAGAGGCGGCTAGGCCCATGACATGGACGGTAAGTTTTCCTTTGATCTGCAGAAGGGAGTTATAGATAGTCATCCCCTCGAACACATCTCCACCAGGGGAGTTTATGTACAAATTTATGCTTTTCTTGTCCTTAAGTAGGGCAAGCTCGCGGGTCAGGGCACTAGCTTCGACACCGTAAGCACCAATGTAATCGTAGATGTACACATCTGCAGAGTCGCCATTCGCTTGGATTTTGTACCATTTCTTAGGCATTCTTTTGCCCTCCTTCTTCTTCCTCACCGACAGCTTTATGGTTCAAAGGCTGCAGGTATTCATCCCCACCTTCGTATGGATCCATGTTTTCCCTTTGACGGATCTCATTCGCACTAAGGAAACCGGATTCTCTTCCGGTACGGTATGCTTGATATCTCGAAAGGATATCGCCTCTCTCAAGGCTATCCATAAGGAACTCGACGTATAGATGCTTGTCGTTGAGACATTGCTGGGTCAAAGCAGTTTCTACACGCTTGCACCAAGGAGCCATGGTAAAACGAGCAAATTGTATTCCCAAATGCTCGATGTTGCTGAAAGTCGCCTTGTCGTAGTTTCCGATCATATAGACCGGAACCCGGAACAAACCAGCAATCTGGGAATCGGAATACTTGTTGCTGTCGAGAAATTGGCTGTCCTCGTTGGTTAGTGATAATCTCTCGACCTTCTTCCCGTCATCGACGATCGCCACCTTGTTCGACCGCTCTACTCCTCCATAGGTGTCGTCCCACATCTTCTTGAAACGTAGGTATGAATCCTCGTCCTTAAATTTGTTCGGACTTGTGATCACCAGGTTGGGAGTTGCGTTGTTCTTGAAGAACGTTGCCCCATACTTACTGATCGCCTGGTTCTTCCCAAACGTATCCGCCTGTGCCTTGATGATCGACCGCCCGTTGTGCATCTGGATATACAGGACTTCATCCCGAGTATATTCCTTTCCCTTTATCTTGAAACGCAGCTCGTAATCATCCGAGGTGATCACTTCTACCTGGTCGGGATCCTCGATGGGCACAAACTCGGCTACCTCGCCTCGAACCTTGACCTTCATGGCGAAGAACCGACCACGGAGGGCAAGATGCCAAACCAGCATTTCATAAAAATCAAAGGCCGTTCCGGTCTGAAAAG